ACTCCTACGCCCGATGCAGCGCCCGCTCCGGCCCTGGCCGCAGATGGGGCGGAGGTGGCATTGTGACAACACAGGCCATTTCGTCCTACGGCATTCAGCTCCGATTGGGCGACGGTGTTGCCCCTGCCGCTCTCACGATCACCGCTGCTACCAATGCCACCCCTATCGTTATCACGACCTCTGCCGCCCACAACATTGCGGACGTTGCTAAGGGCACCATTACCGGTGTGGTTGGCAACACGGGTGCCAACGGCACGTTCGTCGTCTCGCGCGTCAGCGCCACCGAACTGACTTTGCGCGGCTCGGTCGGCAATGGCACGTACTCGTCAGGGGGCTCGCTCGCCCTCGACAGCACCTATGCGACCGTGGCCGAGGTCACCAATCTGGAGGACGTCGGTGCGACTGCGAACCTCGTGGACGTCTCCGCCCATGACGGCAACGGGTGGGCCTCGCGTATCCCGACGAACATGGCCGTGAACCTCCTGCGCATCTCGCTCAACCACGTCCCTGCCAACCCCACGCACAACCCCACGACCGGGCTCCTCATGCTGCTCCACACGCGCACACGACGGCCGTTCCTCGTGGTGCTGCCCGATGCGGCAAAGACGGCGTGGTGGTTCAGTGGGTACGTGACACGCTGGCAGGATGCGGCCCCGGCGAATGGGGCACTCACGGCGGCAGTGGAATTGGAGTTGCCGGACGCGCCGATACTCAGTGCAGCGTAGGGAGATAGATAGGAGATAGCTACTAGATAGCGTCTAGCTAGCAGTGTGAGTATAACGAGACAGGTGGCCTACTTTTCCAGGGCGGACCACCTGCCCCTTGCTACGCAGTTCCGAAAGGGAACTGGCGTTAGGAAGTATAGTACAAAATGCCCACCTTAGCCAGTGCAGCCACGGGGATTCGCCTCGAACTGGGGACCACCGCTATACCGGAGATTACCAACATCTCTGATATTGGGGCTCAGTTTGAGGTTGTAGACGTTTCAGCTCATGATGGTGGAAATTGGGCTAGTAAGATTCCTACCTTGCTCGATGGCGGAACGATCCGCGTCGAAGCCAACCTTGTCCCCGGCAATGTCACGCACATTGCCCTTCGTACTGCCATGATGAACCGCACGAGTAGCGCCTTCCGTGTCGTCTTGCCAACCGTCGGCAATCCTATGTGGACTTTTAACGCTTTTGTGACGAGTTGGCGTATGCCGAGTACGCCTGTCCGTGGGGCCTTGCCCTTGGCATTTGACTTGACAGTTGACGGCGCCATGGCCTTTAGTTGACGTTTATTTTCAATGAGTTATGGTGATATATGCCTACTGTTGTCCCCCTGATTGACGTCGAACTCGACCGCCCTCGCCACCTCCTATTTGACCGGCGGGCCGTCAAGGGCATTGAACTGGAACTGACCCGTATCTGGGGCAAGGACTACACGTTTTTTGAAGGCGTGCGGCGACTCTCCGAGATGTTGCTTGACAACGATTTGTCCAAATTGTCCTACGTGAACATCTCGGTCTTTCTGTACTACGGTTGCCTGCACGAAGACTCGTCCCTGACCCTGCCCCAGGTGGAAGAGGCGCTGCCCTACGCCGACCCCGTGGGCCTCATCCCCTACGCCTCGCTCATCCTTCAGGCATGGCAGGCGGCCTCTCCACCCCCACCGCCCCATGCGAACGACCGGGAGGTGGCAGAGAGTGACCCTTTGGGCGGATCGACTGGGAGCGGCAATGGGCCTTCGAGCGGATCAACCTTGGCCTTAGCGACGCCGAGTTCTGGGGCCTGACGTTCCGGGAAGCCGCGCTCCTGGTCGAGCAGTACCGCCGCCAGCAAGAACGGATGGACCGCCGTGCGGCGCTCACGGCCTGGGTGCTGGCGATGGTGAACAGGGACGCGGAGAAGCAACGCGAGCCGTACACGCTGGAGCAGGTGGTGAGCTGGCTCGGGCACGGCTTCATGCAAGAAACGCCGGACGAGGAGCCCGCCCCGCCGACGGTCGATGAGTTGAAGAATCGGATTGAGATGCTGCACGGATTCTATAGCGCGAATGGGCAGGGAGAAGGAGTCTAGCCATCGCAGACGTCAATGTAGGCGATATCATAGCGAGGCTACGCGCCGATAGTACGGCCTTCAATCAGGCGATGCAGCAGGCCATCCAGAGCCTCGGCCAGCTCAATACCGCTGCGCAGCGCACCACGCAAACACAGACCCAGGACTCCCAAAGCACGCGCCAACTGGTCACGGTCTATCTCGCGCTCATCCAGGCCGTCCAGCAACAGGTGCAAGCCTATAGCCAGGCCCAAGCAGCAGCCCTCCAGTATCGTCAATCGCAAGATCAAATCCGCGAAGCCCTGCGCCAACAGCGGGAGGAGCAACGACAGGCGGCGACCGCTGCGCGAGAAGCCGCACGGGTCCAACGGGAAGCTGCGAGGGACGCCGCCGCTGCCGTACGCGAGTCAGCCCGCCAACAACGGGAAGCGGCCCGTCAAGTCGCCCGTGAACAACGGGAAGCGGCTCAGCAAGCCGCCGCTGCTGCGAGGGCGAGTAGTAGTGGCTTACAAACTGCCCTGTCTGTCGCGGGTGGTATCGGGCTCGCTACGAGTATCGGCAGCATTGTCTCCGCCCTGAAGGACTTTGCGACCAGCGCCGTCGATGTCGGCGTGCGTATGGAAAGCCTGCGGACATCACTCGGGGCGCTGGCCGGGAACATGGGCGCGGGCGCCGCACAATTCCAGCAACTTTTTGCCCAGGCACAACAACTTGGCGTGGCCTTTGAACCCCTCGCCCGGGGCTGGCGCCAACTCACTGCTGCTGCCACGCAGGCCAATGTCCCGATCGAAGACCAGCGGCGCTTGCTGACTGCGCTCGTCAACGAAGCGCGGCGCACCGGGGCGAGCAATGAGGAGCTGGGACGGGCGATCACGGCGGTGTCGCAGATTGCCAGCAAGGGCGTTGTCTCGATGGAGGAGTTGCGGCAACAACTCGGCGAGGCCCTCCCAACAGCCATGGCCGCAGCAGCACGGGGCATGGGGGTGACGACGGAGGAACTCAACAAGCTGGTTGAGACGGGCACGCTGCGCTTTCAGCCGTTTATCCGGGCACTGACGCGTGGCTTTGAGGAGATGCAGCAGGCGTCGAAGGTTGCGGTGGATGGGTCGCGGGAAGCGTTCAACCGGCTCGGCAATGCGCTGCTCGCCTTTAAAGATGCTCTGGGGCAGAATGTGCTGCCCGAATTGGCGCGGATTGCCCGTGTGGCGCAGACGATCTTGGAAACCGCGACCTCGATCTTGAATGTGACCGGGGGGCGGGGCGGACCTGCCCCCGTCGGTCCCTCGATGGAGACCCTCCAGCCTACGGCAGCCCAGCAACAGGAACTCGACCGCCTCGGCCGTCTGATTGAGCGCTACCAGCGCGAGCAAGGGCTCGGCACGCCAGTCATGCAGCAACAGCGTGCCGAGATGCTGGAACAGGCGAAACAAGCTCGTGAAGAACTGCTCGAACTGATCCGTACCCAGCGCCAATCGACGTATGAGACCGAGCAGAGTACGGAGGCGGAGAACCGCCGTACAGGCGCCATCGAACGGCAGCGCGACTTTACTGAACGGCTCACCAAAGCCCTCGATGACCTCCAGAAAGCCCGCGCCAAGTTCCGTGAGGAAGCTGCCCTCCAGCCGGAACGCCTCGGGAGCCCAACCGGCACACTCGAACAGCAAAAAACCTTTGCCAAGGAACAGCAGAAATTTCTGGACGAACCGCTGCAAAAGATTGGGGAGACGATCAGCGCCCGCCCGCCGGGCGTGACCGTCCCAGACGATCTCCGCAAGCGCGTCATTGCCCTCGATAAAGAATATGGCGTCCTCGGCAAGACGCTCGATGACGTGAACGAGAAGATTCGCGAAGGCGAACGGGCCGCGACACGTGCCCGGACGCAGGCCGAACAAGCCGCCGCGCAGGCGCTCCAACTCGACAGTCTCTTTGAGCGGATTCGGACGTTCATGCGGCGCCCAGAAGAAACGAGCGCTGAGGAAGCGGCCTCGCGGATTCGGCAGCAGGGCACGGCCATGGAAGCGGCCCTCGGCAAAGAGATTCTCCTCCTGGAAAAATCCGCGGCCCTCCGCAAAGAACGTCCGGGCGCACTCGAACAGGCCAAAGAACTCCGTGATGCACTTCCGCAGGCCACTGAGGCACTGGCCGTGGAAACGATGACCGCTGCTCTCGAGAAACAGATCAAGCCACTCGAAGATCTCGCGAACCAGTACAACGAGACCAGCAAAGCGGTTGATGACCTCGCCAAGGCGGAAGCCATAGCAGCCAAACTCGTCGGCACGGCGATGGCAGAACGGGCCAAGGCTGCCGTCGAGACCATTCGTCTCGGCCCTGATCTCAAGGCTGCTCGTGAGCGCCGCCAGGAGATGTTCAAGGAGATGGACATCCTGGGCCTGAATCTTACGCCGGACCAGGAACGGGCGCGGGCCTTTGAGACGAAAGCCCAACAGACCCTCGCCCGGCTCCAAACGCCACGGGACGAACGTGCCTCCCTCGCCCTCCGCCAACAAGCCACCCGTCAGGGCATCCAACTCACCGAGCAAGACGAAGCGCTCCTCCAACTCATCCAGAAGCAAGAACGCTGGAACACCATCATGGACGCGGCCGGTCGCATCGGCGATCAGGCGGCCCAGACGATCACGCAGGGCCTCATGGGCATTGTCGAAGGCACGCAGCGGGTTGGTGAGGGCTTTAAGAGCATGGCCAAAGCCATCCTCGACTCGGTGGCACAGATCACGCTCAACGAGGGCTTCCGCCTGCTCATTAGCTTAGGACTGCGGGCGATTGGCTCGTACTTCGCGCCGGGGAGTGGCAGTGCGCTCGGGGCAGCGGGGAACTCGGGGGCGTACATGAGTCAGGTCATGGGAACAGTGCCACAGATGCAGCATGGTGGGATGGTCAGCAAACCGACCCTGATTCTGGCGGGCGAAGGCTCATCGGCAACCAATCCAGAATACATCTTCAATAGGCCGCAGATGCAAGCACTGATGCAAGGTGCTATGCGGGCGGGACCGAGCGCCGGGGGGCAGGCTGCGGGCATTTCGATCATCAATGTCGCCTCGCAGGAGCAAGCGCAGAAGGAAGCCGCTAGGGAACGGGCACTCGGACGCCAGGTCATTATCAACGAGGTGATGGCCGATCTCGGGCAAGGTGAGGGCAGCAGAATCGGGCGCGTCATGCGCACGCTCCAGAGGTGACGTATGGCATTGTACCCACTGTCTCCAGTCCCCAGTAGCATCTCCGTCCCTGCCGTGATGGACCCGATTCTGAGAATGTCGGTCGACCAAGGCTACGAGATACGCCGTGCGCGCCACTCCCGTCCCCGGCGCCGCTACCAGCTCGACTATCTCGGCAAGACCACGGCGGAACTCCACATTGTCCGTGACTTCCTCCAGCAGCACCGCCTCGGGCTCACACCCTTCGAGTGGGCGCACGGCACGGCCTTTGACACCGCCTCCTACCTGAGCACCACGCCGGTCATCGTCTCGTTCCAACACACATTCATGACCGGGCAATGGGTGGGGATCAGCAACAGTAGCCCCAATACGGCACTCAACGGCTTCTGGCCGATCACGTATCTCAGCCCCAACACGTTCCACCTCAACGGCTCCGTAGCTGGCGGGGCGGGGTCGTGCTCCGTGGTCGCATACCTGCCGAACGCGGTGGGGATGTTTGCGGAGGACACGATGGAGCCAGCCGTGAAGTTGATCGGGCCAGAGTCGGTGTCGTTCAACCGCGGAAAATTCTCCTGGGCCGTACAAATTGAAGAAATCTTTTGAAGTCAATGACTTATCTCAATATAGAAACTAGCCTGGGGTTTATTTCTGGATTAACGCACTGAGGGATGTATGCCGCGCCTGATGTCCAACTGGATGCTCCGAGAGAAAAACCAACTGAACTCGACGCATCCGTTGACGATGGCCTTTGAGGTGATGATTCCAGGCACACCGGTCCCGTATCGGCTCATTAACTACGATCAGCCGGTGAGCATGAGCGGATTTGTCTTCGCTCCCTTCCCGGTCGATGTTGACGCCCTGGAGGATGCGAACAGCATGGCGCTCGTCCGACTGCGCGTCACCATCGGCAATGTGGACCGGGGCATGGCGTCCCTCCTCGAGAACTACTGGGGGCCCGATGCGCCGTGGACGGTCGTCATTTGGCAGATTGATGCACACGTGCCCCAGGAAACGGCGTATGCAAGCGGAGATGTATTTACGGTTATGCAGGTAGCTACAAACCTCCAGACGGCCCTGGTAGACGTACAGGCAGAGGGGATGACGCTCACCAGTACTGTTCCTAAAAGGCGCTATAGTGCTCTGGGCGGATTCCCGGCGATACCCCGGAGAATCTTATGAGTATTGCAGTGATCCCTGACATCAGGGCCATTGTCGATCCGCTCCTCGGGGCGTCTTACGAGCAATACCACTGTTGGGCTTTGTTGCGTGTCTTGTTCAAAAACGGCTGGGAGATTGACCTGGAAGAGGACCCTGCTACTGCGGCAAACCAGGTGCAGGAAGTCTGGTTTCGTGGCGAGAGCGCAGACCCGCTCATGCTTGCTTGCCCGTGGGATGTCATGGTGATGCGCGTACGTGGGATAGCGAGTGGTCATGTGGGCGTGATGTTCAATGAGACGCATTTTGTCCATACACGGAAGAGTTGTGGCGTATGCTTGGAACCGCTGAGGCGCTGGACACCGCGTCTCCTCCAGATCGCGAGGCTCCGGCGGCTACTGTGACCTGCGTGCTGCTGCTGTCGCCCCTGCGGGCCGCAGACGGTACCTGGCGCTGCCACCGGGAGACCTTCCCTGCGGGGGATGCGCTCGAAGCCTATCTACCGGAAGGGGAGCGGCTCGCCCGCGTGGAGTTGAACGGGGCCTGTATCCTCCCTGAGCACTACGGGCTCGTCATTCCGGAGCCTGGGGATGAGGTCTGGCTTGTTCCGGCATGGGAGTTAGGCCCCGAGGTGATTGCTGGCTTGATCGCTATTGCCGCAGGCCTGATCGTGGCGACGGCCTCGCACTATCTCTTCCGCCCCAAACCCCTGCTCCTGCCCCAGCAGAACCAGATGACCGATCCCCCCGAGCGTACCTTCTCCTTTGAGGGTATCCGGACCGCCATCGGACCCGGTGCCATCATCCCCGTGATCTACGGTACGCATCGGGTTGGTGGCCAGTTACTCAGCGCTGCGGTGGATCACGCCTTCACGGTGATTGACGATGGGGCGGTGACGGAAGATGTGACGGTCGTCGATGTGACCAACGGCGAGCCTACCGACATCGTGTACATCACGACCGGCAGCGATCACCACCTGAGCACCGGGCAGACGGTCAATCTCTCCGGCATCCAGGGCAAGACCGGCCTCAACCATTCCTGGGTCATCTCTGTCGTGGATGCACGCACCTTCATCCTGAATAGTTCCTGGGGCGCTGAAGCAGGCGTGGCTTACACGGGCGGCGGGCTCGTGACGTCCCTCAGCAGTGGCTCGCGCTCCTATGCGGCCGTCACCAATCCCCCGACGCTGAGCCTGCTCCTGGCCCTCGGGGAAGGGCCGATTGACGCGATCCTGACCGAGACGATCCAGATCAACGGGCAGCCGCTCGGGAATTTTCCTGGTGTCCAGATCTTCACGGGGATGGGGCATCCTGACCAGCCCGCCTATGCCGAGTTCGGGGCCGCACGCAATACGTTTAGCGATGGCCGTCCCATCACCGCCGGCACAACGGTCACCTATACGACGGTCCAGAGCGTCAATGCGTTCACGCTGAACCTGACGTGGGAGCAAGGGCTGTTCTACGTCAATGACAAGGGCGAGAAAGAGAGCAACGCGGTCACGCTGCGCTACCGCTTTGCCACGCAAGGGTCAGGCCAGTGGAGCGGCTGGTCGCAGTTCCAGGTGGTCGCAGACCGGACGAGCGTGGTGCGCATGGGGATACGCCGTGAGGGGCTGGCGCTGCTGCGCTATGACGTGCAGATTGAGTACGTGGCTGCGCTCCAGACCGATGAGCTACACGCGAAGTACGAGGCGACCCTAGAGTCAGTCACGGAGTTTATCCCCGATCAATTTGCCTACCCGAACACGGCCCTCCTCGGCTTGAAAGCCCTGGCCACCGATGCCCTACGCGGGGCGCTGCCTAACATCACGGTTGTGGTGCGTGGGTTGATCGTGCGGGTGGGGACGCTCGGCCCGGTACGCACCTGGTCGGATAATCCCGCCTGGTGTGTGATGGATTTTTTAACTGATTTACGCTACGGCATGAGTGTTCCTCTCGCTGAAATCGACCTGACCGCCTTTAGCGTCTGGGCGCAGTACTGTGATCAGATCATCCAGGGGGAACGCCGCCACACGCTCAACTACGTCCTGGACCGTGAGCAACGCTCCCAGGCCATTCTGCTCGAGATGATGGGCGGAAGCCGCACGATGCTCCTCAAGTCCGCGGGGCTGTGGACGCCACGCGTGACGCGGGATGATCCCCCGGTGCGCGTGCTCTCGTGGACCTCTGCGACGAATGTCCAACTGACGTACATCAGAGACGTCGACCAGATCAACGTCATGGAAGCCCGGTTTAGCGATGAGAGTCAGGATTACGAACAGAACGTTTTAACATGGCCGGATGTGTCACAGTGGCCAGGCGAAGTGCATAAGCAATCCCTCGACCTGCGGGGCGTGACCAGTCCCTCGCGTGTGATCCGAGCGCTTCAGTTTGAGCTCAACCGCCGCCGCTACGAGAACCTGCTCCTGGAGATGGACTGTGCTGCGGAAGCGATTGTCCTCCAACCCCATGACCTCTTCCGCTTCTCGCACCCGCTCCCGGGTTGGGGCAGTGCGGGGCGCATCCAGCAGGGCAGCAGCACCTTTACACTGCTCCTCGATGAAGAGGTGGTCATTGAGTCGGGGGTCGCATACATGGTCTATGTGCGCCATGAGGATGACAGCACCGAGATACGCGGCGTCGTCAATGTGGTGCTCGGGCCGGTGCGGCAACTCTCGCTGGCGTCCGTGCTCAGTCAAGTGCCGGTGCCCCGGAATAGCGTATGGGTGTTCGGTACGGTCGCGACGCAGGCCAACACGCGCACGTTCCGCGTCACGAGCCTGCAAC